TTTCTGAGCTGTACTGCCCTCGGGAGCGTGAATAATTGTTTTATTAGTACTTAAACTAACAAAAACATGGACGCCAGTGTTGATGTCCATGTCTAATTGCTCACTGTTCATTTGAAATGATAATCTTATTTACTATCCGGCCAAATACTCCACCGGTATCTTCTGGCCTTCCGCATACTGGATCGTGTACATGGTTCCGCTCGGCTTGCCGTTGAACACAGCTATGACCCTCGAACTCATATCTACCATCCACTGATTACGCTGCTGGTATGCATCTTCCCGGTAGCCTACATCATAGGCGAAGGGCTCACCGACGCTGCAAATGCAGACACTGTTAACAAAGAGCAGTAATATTCCCAATCAATACCCGACCTTGTCTGTTTGGACTTGGTCGGGTTTTTTGTTTTGAAAAGAAAAACAGTTTCCGCCTTTTTTTAAAAACGTCCCATTTTGACACCTCCCATGGCTACCCTATGAGGAGACTTATTTTTTTAAGCCCCTCGAAATGAACATCAGGAGGGACACAAAGTGACTCAGGAGCAAAAAAGACAAATCGCAGCACAGCGGAATGCTGGGTTGAGGGATGTGATCGGAGGCGCTAATGCGACTCTTACGAGAAGCAGCAGGCAGAGTAAGAAGCTAGATGATGGAATCAAGAAGGAAATCAATGCGTATCGCACAAGGGGATACGGCTACAAGAGAATAAGCAAATTGACTGGCATGAACGAAAATACGGTTAAGTCGTTCTGTCGCCGGAACGGATTAAACGGTCAAAAAAATGCGCTTCGGGTAAATGCAGTTGACGCTGCTTGCATGAATTGCGGTGCCAGTATCAGACAAACAAGTGGCCATAGACCACGAAAATTCTGTTGTGATTCCTGCCGGAATATCTGGTGGAACAGCCATCTCGACACAGTTGTCCGGAAAGCCTTCTATGAGTTTCAGTGCGCATTTTGCGATAGGAAATTCATTGCATACGGGAACGCACACAGGAAATTTTGTTCCCATGAATGCTATGTGAACGCCCGTTTTAGGAAAAGCGAGAAGTAACGTTCAGCCTATTGGTCTAAACCACCAATAATACCCGTGCGTTTTCTCGACGCCGATGCTAACTTTTATCTTGCTATAAAAGCGGAATTAGTGAATATGGTGTCATACCTTATGCTTGAAAGGCCCTATGGAAATGATGGTAATACAGAAAAAGGCATTTTTCATACCTGGCATCCAGCCAGTACCCTCGAAAAAGCGGGTAGCAGCATACGCCAGGGTGTCTGATACTAATGAAGGTCTTCTGCATTCGATGTCTGCCCAGGTGAGCTATTACAGCAAACTCATACAGAACAATCCGGGATGGGAGTACTCAGGGGTTTACGCTGATGAAGGCGTGAGCGGCAGGAGCACAAAAAAGAGAACGGAATTCATGCGCCTGATGGCGGACTGTGAGGCGGGACGTGTTGATCTCATACTGACGAAATCCGTCAGCCGCTTTGCCCGGGATACTGTCGATTGTTTGAAATGGATACGGCACCTTAAGGAAATCGGGGTCGAAGTCAGATTTGAACGGGAGAACATCTCTACATTCTCTATGGACGGCGAACTGCTGCTGACACTGCTTGCTTCTTTTGCCCAGGCGGAGAGTGAAGCGATTTCCGCAAACATCAGGTGGGCAACAAGGAAGCGCTTTGAGAAGGGCATTCCAAACGGGCACAGGCCACTGTTCGGTTACCGCTGGGACGGGGAGATGTACAGGATAGTCCCCGAAGAAGGAGAAGCCGTAAAGTACATATTTAAGGAATACCTTGCAGGAAAACCCGCTTACACGATTGCCAAAGCACTGGCAGAGAAAGGTATAGCCGGCAAAAAAGGGATTCCGCTGGATGATTCTGTCGTAAAGGACATTCTGTCGAACATCTCCTATACCGGGCCGATGGTGCTGCAGAAGTATTATATCTCGGAGTCCCGCAAGAAAAAAACAAACAACGGGGAACTGTACAAATATGTTATCGATGGCATGTACGAGCCGTTAGTATCGAAAGACGATTTCACTAAAGCGCAGGAAATACGCGCGCAAAGAGCCTCGCTGATACCGGAAGCGACGATACTCGGTTTTTCCGGGCTTGTGAAATGCGGCAGCTGCGGCAGCGGAGTGAGCAGGCGTACGTCCAGAGCAGCGAAACGCTGGTGCTGCAACACAAAAGAGCGTAAGGGCACCTGCGATATGCGCCCGATCATGGAGGAAGAACTCATAGCGGCGGTAGAAAGCATATGCGGTGGTACAGATAATGCGACTGTCCGGGAAAGGATAACTAACATCACCATTTACGGCGATCGGGTAGAAATGCGATTGGCTGACAAAACGGTCAGATGTGTAAAGAGAAAGTATGATGGACAGAAAGGCCATAATGGATTCTCGGGCAAACTGTATTCGGGCTTATGCGGAACCAAATGTCTGCGGAAAACGTGGACAAATGCTGCAGGTGAAAAACTGCACGGCTGGATATGCACGGCTTCAAACTGTGTCTGTGGTCTCGTCCGTGTCAGGGAAGATGAAATCAGGCGATCCGCAGAACAGGTGCTTAAAACGACAGAGTATGAAGCCGCAGTAGTTGAACAAATCAGGGCAATTCGCCTGTACAACGACAGGTTTGAATATGATTTTAAAGACGGGAGTGTGACAGTATGGAATCGAGGATAACAGCGATACCGCCGACGTTGAACCGTTTCACGTCTACGTCGGTATTTGAAGCCAAGAAGAGGAAGGTTGCAGGATACGCAAGGGTTTCGACCGATATGGAGGAGCAGCAAAGCAGCTATGAGAACCAGGTCGATTACTACACGAACTACATTAAGAGTCGTGATGACTGGGAATATGTAGCTGTGTACACAGACGAAGGTATTTCGGCAACGAGCACTCGGCACCGTGAAGGATTCAACCGCATGATCGAGGATGCTCTGAACGGACTCATCGATCTGATCGTGACAAAGTCGATCAGCCGCTTTGCCAGGAATACGGTGGATTCACTTACCACGATCAGAAAGCTGAAAGAAAAGGGTGTTGAAGTGTTTTTTGAAAAGGAAAACATCTGGACATTCGATTCGAAAGGCGAACTGCTTATTACGATTATGAGCAGCCTGGCGCAGGAAGAAAGCCGAAGCATTTCAGAGAACACGACCTGGGGCAGACGTAAATCGTTTGCAGACGGAAAGGTTTCAGTGTCGTTTTCAACGTTTCTTGGTTACGATGAGGGCTTTCAAATAAACGATGAACAGGCCGAGACTGTGCGCCTGATATATAAACTGTACATGACCGGACTTTCCTATCACGCTATAATGAAGGAACTGGAAAAGCGGGGCCGACTGACCGCGACGGGATTGAAGCACTGGACCCTTTCTGCAGTTCGATCTGTGCTCCATAATGAGAAGTATACAGGTAATGCGCTGCTTCAAAAGTCGTACACTGTTGATTTTCTGACGAAGAAAGTTAAAAAGAACAACGGTGAGCTCCAACAGTACTTTATTGAGGGCCACCATGAACCGATCATTTCTCCAGCTCTGTTTGACATGGTTCAGACCGAGATGGAGAGACGAAAGAAATTAGGTGTCACATTTTCAGGAAAGGGTGCATTTGCAGGGAAGATCATTTGCAGTGAATGCGGGCACTATTACGGACGTAAGACGTGGCATTCAACGGATAAAGGCAGAAAAACGGTATACATCTGCAACGGCAGATACCAGTACCATACCTGGTGCAAAACAAGACACCTGCCGGAGACTGAGATCAAGCAGCTGTTTGTCAGGGCATTGGTAAGCATAGTCGAGGACAAGGAAAGGACACTGCATATACTTGAAAAACTCCAAAAAGAAACTGCCGCCGATAGCAGTAGACTACATGAAGAACTGGAACTGGTTCAGGGAAAAATAAACGAGACCCAAGGGATTCTCACGCGAATGATTAATGAGAACGCGCGCATGGCACAGTCTCAAAGTGGCTATCAGGAGAAATATGAAGACACGTTTAACGAGTATGAAAAACTGAAGGGGCGTGAAACTGAACTGGAAGTCACGATCCGCGAAAGAAGCGGGAGGGGCGAAAAACTGCG